CAATATGTCAGTATCAATCTTATTTAAACCCGACATGGGATAAGCACGGACTTCAAATACACGCAGAGCCTCAGCTTTTGGCACGGCTTTATAAGACCCCATGCGCTCGATCACGCTTGTGTTTCCTGTGCTGACACCCACCTGTGCCCAAGGTGTGCCACGTACACGCTCTTTGTTAGCGTCTTGCGACAGCCTGTTTCTTTGTGTACCACCGGTAAACTGATAGAAGAAGTCACTCAAGTCTTTGCCACTTGCGTTGGTCAACTCATCAAACCATGACGGCACGTTCTTGTACTTCTCAGCGCGGTTCATCTTAGATGCTATCGTGTCAACTTCTTTCATGATAAGCGCCTCGGGGTCGCCCCAAATACCTGCACCGGCATACATGGCAGTCGTTTTACCAACACCTGAGTCGGGACTATGTATGTGCATGAACGCGCCCTTGATAGATGTAAAGTCAGTCATCGGAGAGCCGAAACTAAGTCCAATCGCAAACTGAAACATCTCCATTCCGGGGCGGTTATAAAACGCCATAGCTTCTTTCCACGCCTCCATTGTCCCTGCGGTTTTGAATGCCGAGAACAACTGTGCCGTAGAACTTGAAGGGGGGTTGTGATCCACGCGGTCTGCACGAATCTCTTTGTCCCCAAGAATAAACGCATCATGTTCTTTATCCGTCCACCCGAACTGTCTGTGCGCGGTTTCAGCACGTGAGTTGTACTGCATGTGATTCACCCATTGTGTAACGTATGACATAATTTCATCCATTTTCAATATGGCAACGCCGTGACTTGCCATGTGTTTTCTAATCTCCTCTTTAGATGTCACGGCTGACAGAGGAATCGTGAACTCGCGTACCCCGTCCTTTGGCAAATGTAGTCTAATAACTACTGCTTCGCCAACGTCAGAGTCGAGCAATCTTCGAGTCGCATAGATATCATTGTGATATACCATGACTTCGAATTCTTCTTCCTGCTTAATAACTCGTTTGTAGATGCCTCCGTTCTTACCCCGGAAATATGGTTCAGGATACTTCGGGATAATATATGTCTGTGTGTGACCTTGATCAACGTCTGCTGGTACATCTTCAACAATATTATCGGCATCGGTAGCTTCTTGTATCTCACGGCCGAGCACGATGGGGGATTTGATTGACCCTTTGTTAGGGCAACCATCACAACCTTGTGGGTTATATTCTTCAAACTTTGTGCAAGTGTAGGGGCCACCCTTGATACCCCTGACTTTACGATCAGCCATCTCAGGACTGTACTCGGGGTGACCACTGGAAATCTTTTCAATAGCTCTATCGGCATCTATGCAGAACTTAGCAATAGATAGCCCCGCCCTCCACATGGGCTCTGACATTGTGGACTGGTTCTTAATGATGAAGGCAAGTTGCTGACAACCCATGCCCTCGATTGTTTTCTTCAGGATTGTTTTAAATCTATTTGTGTAGTTACCCAAGAGTGCCTTGGTAACGTCGTCCATCTCGCCACGCGGAATGTAGCTCTTAGGAGCAATTACTTCTCCTATAATTTGTTTAGCTGTGTCTAGTTCAATGGGTGCGGCCAAATTACCGATTAGCGCAACCGGTCTAGCAACATCCTGTTTAAAGTTAAGCGTGTCCGGCACGCGTAAGATACGGACTGAATCCGCCGTCACAACTGGATCGGCATAAAGATCATGCTCATCACAAAGAAACTTTAGTTTCTCAGCCAAGGGCATCCATGTTTCACGTGAAACAGGTTCTGTCAAAGACCAATATGCGTGTATACCCCCACCCGAATTAACGACTGTGGGCTTGGGCAGTCTTACTGTTTTGCAGAATTCTCTTAGCGCAACAAGGGCTTCTTGTTGTGTCGTGTATGGTTTGCCAGCACCGCAATCAAGATCAATGAACAACGACCTAAGTTGTTTAACATTGTTTGTCCGTCTCGACTTACCATTCTCGAATGTGGCTAGTGCGTAGTACGCATCGTAGCCATCATCTTTTAAATTCCCCGCTACTGCAACTGCGTCATCTAACTTTTGGAAAAACTTTTGTACTGGTCTGTCTGAGTCTTTCTTCAGCCCAACAATACAATAGTATCCTTCATGTCCAAGGACTTGTTGTAGAAACTCTTTCATGTGCACCTTAGAGGTGGGGGTAGCGTGGTCTTGAAACCGAAGGAAACGCAATCATAGATATGTTAGTCAAAGGATAACGAGGACTATGACCCCCCGACCCATGCTTTGCGACCGCTTCTGCTACCCCCGAACTTACTTAGACGTCATCCCACTCGCCAACCAAATCAGCTAAATCAGGTTGTTCAGCAACTGCCGCTTTTTTAGGCGCGGCTTTCTTGGGTTCGTCTACAGGTTCAGCCTCTAATACGTTAACCGCTTTTGCAGGTTTAGGTGCGGGTGCGGGGGCAGGTGTAGCCACAGGTTTTTCCTTCACGCCGTCAGTTTGTGCAACTGTCATTGTGATCGCATCAATAGCTTCTTTAGAGTCTTTCATCTCCATGACAACATGGAACTCTTCCTCAGTCACAGGGCGCACAGGCTTGAATGTCAGCTTGGGCGTAGGACTTGCAGTATCAAAGCGCATCTCAGTCACCACGCCAATGATAGGTGTGTCATTGCTTTTCAAATGACGTGCATAGGCTTGCAGTGGGAGCTTATTTTTCTCACCGTCCCCGAATACTGATGTGGGGGGCAATACCAACTGGTAAACTTCACGCTTGTCGATCTCGCCCTCAAGCAATACAGCAACACGTTGCTCATAACGGCATGCGCGGCTCTCGCCTTGACCTGATCCCTTGATGTTCTTGGGGCATGTGATACAAGTAGCGGCTTGCTTGTCCTTGACTTTGTCGTCAGGACGTGTGCCATCTTGTGACCAACATGTTGGCCCTTTAACTTCACCCTCAACGTATGTACCCTCATAATACTTACGTGATGTCTTTGGTGCGGCTTTGATGATCACCACATTCATGGCACGATCTTCAGACACGCGGTACTCTTTACCGCCAATAAATTCACGGAACACACCGCCTTTGATGGAAATACGACGTGCACCTAATTCTCCTCCTGCTAACGCATCGGTTGCGTCATCTTGTGCGGCTCTCAAGTAAGCGGGCAAACCACCTTTAAATAATGTCATTTCACTCATTGTTTTCTCCTAGGTTAAATATCTTCGTCAGGGCCAAAATTTAAAGCTAACTGGTGGGGATCAACCTTAACAGTTATGCTTCCATCTTTTTCTTCTTTGGGCAAGTCGCCGCCGTTCAAGTCACGCAAGGCCTTCTCTACTTCGGCAATCTTAAAGCGATATACGCCACCGATTTTCAAAGCGGGGATTAAGTCTTGACGTATCCATGCACGTACAGTCGACACAGACACGGCAAAATACGTTGCTATGTCTTCAATCGGCACGAATGGTTCGTCCATTATTTACTCCTCTTTATAGTTACTGAATACTCACTGTTCGCATTGAGTCCTGGGGGTATAAGGTCAGGGTGCTCTTCTAGAAAAGCCTTGGTGTTGGTTTGATGCAGACGCTTCTCCAACAAGTCCGGCACGCCATGTTCAAGGATAAACTTGTTCATGGATTCCCAATCCGATGTCGTATACAAGGTGCGAACAGTCCTATATACCAAACCGGATTCGGTTCTCAAGCTCTCCGCGCCGATCTCCTTCATGTGATCAAGCAAGGCAGTTTTTACTTTGCGCATGCCCTCATCAATCCGGTCGAGCTCGGCCTCGAATTGCTTTGAAACTTCGGCTTTCTTATCCCGCATTTTGAGATATACGCGGGTCAGTTTATCTATGGAAATATCTTCCGTCATAAAATTCTCCTGTTTTAAGTTGTCTAGGTCTACTATTATATGGCTAATTTTACATTAGTCAAGTAGATTCTTGTAAAGTTCAACTAATTTTGTGTGATCGTTCATTCTTGTGTCTAACAGTGAGTACAGATGTTTCTCCGCTTTTGATCCCTGTAGACGCACCACGGTGACAGGATGGCGTTGCCCTTGTCTATGTGCCCTTGCATTCGCTTGTGCGTAAGTCTCTAGGCTTGGGGTCGGCCCCCACCAAATAACCGTGTCAGCCGCCGTTAAAGTCACGCCGTGAGCCGCCGCTTGTGGTTGAATGATCAGTATCCTTGGGTCGGGTTCGTTCTGAAACGCTCTGAATATATCGGCACGCTTCGAGGCGGTAACCTCTCCATTGATGATGTCTGTGCTGAAACCCTCCGCTTGTAGCATGTCTGAAAGGATTTTGATTGTATTCTTGAAAGGCACAAAGATCAGGATTTTTTGCTTAGTTTCGTCTATGACTTCCCTTAGAACTTTGTACCTATTTTTGATATCGAACGTCAGGGTTTCACCGCTATCGGAATACACCGCACCACAAGATATTTGTAGGAGCTTGCTCAGTCCAACCGCAGCGTTGACCGCCGTAATCTGCTCCCCTGATGCTTGCACCACAAGACGTTTCTTGAGTAGGTCGTAGTACTTGCGTTGTTGGGGGGTCAACTCGACTTCTCGCGTCACATAGGTCATCTCGGGTAGGTCTAAGCACTCCTCCTTGGTAAACCGGATCGCTGGTTGTAACACCCTAAATACAGTCTGTTCAGCGTCAGGCCGTTGCACCCACCGGAACTTAGACACTTTGTACATCACCATGTCTTTGAATGATCCAAAGAACGGAGGCACGCCCTTGGGGTTGACCAGTTTAGCCAAGCCGTACGCATCAACCGGTGACTGTGCGGCGGGTGTCCCAGTCAGCATCCAAAGCCAAGTCTCTGGTTTCAAAAGTTTCTTGAGGGTTTTCCACCGAGTTGTTTGGGCATTCTTGTATGCGTTGGCCTCGTCAATGACGATCAGGTCAAACCCACCATTAGCAATATCTTCGGCCACAATCTCCACGCCGTCGTAGTTGATGATGACGAATTCGGATATGCCGTTGATGATCTGCTTGCGCTTTTCTTTGTTACCGTAGGCGATGTCTACTGTGCGGTGCATGGCAATCTTAAACAAATCTGTTCGCCACGCGGAATCCATGATGGATAACGGGCAGATGATGAGCGCACGTCTTACCTTCTTAATCTTCATGAGATAGTCAGCCGCCCATATCACGCTACCGGTCTTGCCTGTGCCTTGCTCGTTCAAGCAAAAGGCTCTAGGATTCATGGTCAAAAAAGCGGCAGTTGTTTTCTGATGGTCGAACGGCTTGTACATGCCTGTCCATTGGTACTGCCCCATGATTGGAGACGGCACGTTCTTCACCAAACCTTTTAAGGTGTGTGCTTCATCAAGACCCCATTTGACGGCTACCTCAGAGTGCGTCTCGTGAGTACGCACCACTTTGCTTTTAGGTATGACTGTCGTTATTTTGTTGGGGTTTTTGAGATTTAATAGTAATAGTTTGTTGTCTACAACTTGCAAAAATTTCTCCTGTTGCTGATTGTTTTTATTTTTTCAGCTTAACGACTTTACTTAACTTCTTCTCGCCTTTTTCTTTCTTTGTTGTCTCGCGCACTAGGTTACTCTTTGAGTCACGCTTGAACGCTCTGTTGCCACTTGCAGATTCTATAAAGACGCCTTGCTTGTTAGAACCACCTTTATCCAAGGCCTTGACGTGTGCAACATCTTTACCTTCTCTGATATCGGCCTCGCCGTTTTTATTTCGATCAGGGTACATCTTATCAATAGCTCGCCTTGCTCGTTGGCGTTCCATACGGCGCTTTTCTTCTCCCCTAGCTTTTTGTTCTTCGTATTCTTTTTTGTAGGGTCTTGGTTTGTTGACATAGGGCATTTCAATTCCTTCCGTTATGTGCACAATCTAACACAAGACAGTGCTTTTTGCAAAGGCCTGATGGCTTTGGATTCCATACATCATGTGTGTATGCGCTTTTCATTCGATTGTATTCTCTTAACCACTTTAGCCAAAGTCTATCTTGGTCGTCAGCCCCATAGGAATCCTTAATGAACGCATTCGCCACCACAAAGAGCAGTCCGGCTTTGACCTTTTTAACGTGGGGGAAGTGCTTGAACACAGCCAATGCCATCAACTCAAGTTGACCTGTATCGGCATACTTGGCAGAACGTCCTGTCTTGTAATCTAGCACCCGCGCTTCACCTGTTTCATGGTTGATAACGATCAAGTCGGCGATACCCCGCCACCATGTTTCCGGCACACGGAATCCGCATGGCTCTAGGTTTTCGGTTAGCCCCATCTCGTACTCACAAATCTTCTCGCCCTTCATTTGCTTTAAGCTATCAAGTGCTGACTTGGCATAGTTAAATTGCGGGGGTAATGGTCTGTCTTCTTTGATGTAAAACTCAGCCGCTTCATGGAACTGCGTACCATAATTCATGGCTTCAGTCTCAGGCTCTTTAACATCTTTGATCACCCGCAAGTGATAATACTTCTTAGGGCACTGTTCAAACAACTTAATGCTTGAGTATGACCACGATAGTGGCTTAGTATCCATTTTTCTCCTTCAGCTTGGCTTCAATGTCTCTCGCAAAGTCATCCATCCATGCACCATAAACGATTCGCCATTCATCACATATTGGTTTTAAATCTTCTTCTGTCAGTCCTACCCATGTGCGAGTTTGTACGGTTGACATAGCCCAATCAAGCCATTCTTTTGCGTCCATTTCGTAATAGCCAACAGGCCCGACAGATGCCAACTCTTCACCAAGCCTGATTGCGGCTTTATGCCACTGCTCATTTTGGTAATTATCAGCCCACGCATTTAGTTCATCAATGGTGTACCAAGGGCGTGTATTTTCATCCAT